CCAGCCGCAGGGGGCGCCGCCGGTCAGGCACGCGCGGTTTTCGGTGCAGCCGCAGGCGCGGCAGTGGCGGAGGTTGTCGGCGAGCCAGTCCTCGAGGTCGCCGATCGTGCGGGCGTCGGCCGTCGCGTCGTCGTCGACACCGATCTCGAATTCCTCTTCGATCAGGGTGGCGATCTCGACCAGGTCGAGGCTGTCACCCTCGAGCCCGCCGAACTCCTTGCGGGCGCAGAGCGGGGTCGAGGGATCGAGCGGGACCGTGGGGTGCAGGACGAAGTGATCGCGCAGCACGGCGTGCAGGCGGGCGCGCAGGGCGCTGTGGAGCGGGGCGGTCATGCCCAGCCCTCGAGATAGCGGGCGACAGCGCCGAGAAGCTGGTTGTTCAATTCGCTCTGCTCTCGCAGTGATCTCTCGGCATGTTCGGTGGGCGCGGACGCCAGCGCATTTTGGATGGCGCAGATCTCAATCCGTAAGGTGGACTGCAGGGCGTCAGCGAGCATCTCGCAAGTTTCGTTGGAGAAGCGATCCAGGCGGTCGGATCGCGTCATGTCGCGATGATGCTCGAGCAAGTCGAATGTCACCGCCGCCGACTGGCCCGCGGCGGTCAGCAGGGAATCCAGATGCTGAGCAGGGGTGTGCGGTAGGTCCGACATCACGCGGCCTCCTGCTGGGGCGCGGCGGCGCGGATGAGTTCGGCGAAGCGCTCGAGGAAGCGGCGGCGCGCTTCGGCGGGGGACCAGCCTTCGACGGGGATGGTCAGGTCATCGGGGGCGGTGCCCCAATATTTCGCGCTGGGCGGCATCAGCCGGTGCGCCTCGACGATGCTCATCTTGATGTCGGCCGACTTGATCTCGACGCGCCATTTGTGACTGTCGATACCGAAGGCCTGGTCGATCGCATGTTCCATGCGGCGCTCGATCGCCTTGTAGTCGGGCAGCACGGCCTTCAGCGGGAAGGAGACGTCGCCGAGGTAGGCTTCGCTCGCATCGTGCAGCAGCGCCGGCAGCGCGGCCTCCTGGGGCACCAGGCGGCTGACCAGGACGCAATGCTCAGCGACCGAATAGAAGCGGAGCGTATGCGCGGCGAAGCGGCAGATCCGCGACAGGGCGAGGGCGATATCCTCGATCCGGATCAGGCCGGGTTCGGGATTGGTGAGATCGATGACCTTGCCGCTGGCCATCATGAAGGGCGCGGGCGCGAAGATCGTTTCGGTCGCGGCGGGTGCCGGCGCGGCTTCGTCGATCGGGTCGATCACGAGGCAGCAGCAATCGCCGCAATAGAGGCGCGAACCGCGCCAGACCCAACCGGCGGGCTGATAGGCGGTCGGGGTATTGTGCTCGACGCCGCAGCGGGCGCAGACGTGGATATGGCCATTAGACACGGGCATTCTCCTGCTGGGTGGGATCGGTGAGCTGGGCGAGGCAGGCGATGACGTCGGGGGCCTGGTCGACCAGCAGCTTGGCGAGGCCGGGGACGCCGGAATCGCCGCCGGCTTTCCAGCCCATGAGCGCGGCCATTTCGGCGGTGACGGCGTCGGGCAGGCTGGCGTGTATCGTCGGCGGTTCGGTGGCGGCTTCGAAACGGGAAACTTGGCGGGCCATCTCGCTTTCTCCTTCGGTGATCAGATGTTTTCCGGGGCGCCGCGCGCGCCGGGGTTCTCAAAAATCCAGCAGTGGGATCCGCGTCCGTCGCGGCCGTTGACGTTCTTGGAGTCGACGAACTTCCGGCGCCGCGAGCCGCTGAGCACCTTCTTGAGTTCGTCGAGGCGCATCGGGGTCAGGTTGAAGTGGCGGCAGCGCTGGTCGAAATGGTTGAGGTTGATCGCGAACAGCTCGTCGGGCTTGCGCGAGCGGTTGATGCTGTCCTCTTCCTTGGTGTCGGCGCGGATCTCGCTGGCGAGGATGAAGTCGACCTTGTCCCAGAATTCGGCGACCAGCGGGTGATCTCCGCCCGACGATTGCTGGCGATCGAGCGCCATGCTGTCGATGAAGCGGATGGCGCGGCCGATGGCTTCGTCGCCCGCCTCGCGGTCGATGGGCAGGATCTCCGCCGTCGCCTCAAGCGCTGCGGCCAGCTGGGCGTGGTTCTTGATGCAGCGGGCGTTGTGCAGGCCCTTGGTGCGGCCCTTCATATTCTCGCGGTGGAAGCGGTATTGAGCGAAGAATTTCTCGAGCCAGATTTTCTCGCTGCGCACGATGTGGATGACGACGTCGCTGACGTCCTCGACCTGCAGGCCCTCGATGCGCTCGGCGGCGGCGGGGCTGGCGTCGGTCCAATGTTCCTTGTCGAAGCGGAAGGACATCAGACGCTCGAGCACCGCCGTCATGCTGTCGATGCGTTCATTCTGCATGAGGTAGATGGCGCCGAGGAAGGGCGGCTCGACGGTTTCGGTACCGCCGTTGCGGGCGCCGGTGACGCGCGGCGATCGGCCGTTGTAGAGGGTGAGAAGTTCGGTCCAGTCGAACTGGCGCCGGTTGCCGCCGCGATCGTCGCGGTTGCCCTCGATCAGGCCGACCGGCAGGTTCGACACCTTGACGAAATTGCGGGCGACGCCGGCGATTGAGCCCTTGTTCGGATCGAAGCCTTCGTAACCGGAGCGGCCCAGCAGTTTCCACAGGAAGGTGATCAGGGTGGTCTTGCCCGAGCCGGCATCGCCGGTGAGCTCGAGGAAGCCGAGGCTTTCATGCGCCTTGCGGATCTGCACGGCGAACAGCGACATGATGAAGAAGGCCAGGGCGGTCAGGCCGCGCTCGCCCCAGCCGATCCACAGGTCGCGGACCCAGCCGAATTCGCGGCGGTCGGGGTTATAGGTGATGGTGAGGATGCGCTCGGGGGTGCGGAGCTTCACGGCCGCGCGCCCGAAATCGAAGTATTTTTCCTTGTTGATCTGGATCAGGCGGCTGTCGCGCACGGCGATCTCGCCGAAGACCCACGCCTTGTGCGCGTCCGAATAACCGGTGAAGGGCAGCGGCTCGACGATCTTGATGTTCTTGGTCTGCTGCCGCATCAGGCGGTCGAGCTGGTCGGCGGTGCCCGACCAGCCGCCGGCGAAGGCCATCAGGCGCTTCTTGAATTCGCCGCCCGAGGCGCAGGCGTTGCTGCTGAAACGGGCCTTTACCGTCTGGCGCTGGCGTTCGGGGAAGTCGATCTGCAGGAAGAAGTTGGTTTCATCGAGCGTTTCGTCGCGCTCCATGTAGAGGATCTGGAAAGCGCAGTTCGAGATCTCCTCGACGTCGGTGCGCTGCTGGCCGCGGCGGCCTTCGTCGCCTTCGTCATAGGTGATCTTGGCCGCGAACAGCCGGTTGAGGAAACGGAAGGTGAAGTTCGACAGGCCCGTTTTCTCATGGAACATCTTGGCCTTGGCGCGCGGTGTTTCGGCGACGGTGTAGGCGCCGTTCCACAGATATTCCTCGACCTTCTTTCTCGAAAAAGGCGCTTCATCGGCGCTGCCGCGATGCGACAGATGCTCGATCAGCAGATCGTTCCAGTCCTTCTTGTACCCCTCGCCATCGGGGCGGACCTGGGCGGCGGTGGCGTCCTTCCATCCTTCCTCGCGCGACCGCTTCACATGATCGCGCGCGGCCTTCACCCCGCCGATGCCGACGTCATAGGCATAGACCAGCCTGGGCCGGTGCTTGGGGTTGACGGTCGCGATGACCTTGAGCAGCTGCTCGAGCGACTGCTCGGCATAGTTGCTGATCGACATGACGCTGACCGAGAGGATGCCGACCTGGTTGAGCGCGGCGCAATCGAAGATGCCCTCGGCAATCCAGATCTCGTCGGCCGCCGCCAGTATTTCCCAGGTGACGCCGTTGGGCATCCACCAGTGGCCGACCCAGCGGCCGAAGTCGGGCTTGTCCTTCGCGATGTCGGGGTCGATCCAGCGGAACCGCGCCTTCTTGTCGCCGAAGCGACCGGGGCGGTCGATCAGCCGTTCCCACCAGCTGTCGTTCGCGAGCGGAAAGCGCACGGTGGCCGTGCTGCCGATTTTCGGATCCTTGTAGATCTCCTGCGAATAGAGGCCGCGGAGCAGGAGAAGATCGAGGCAGCGATCTGAGAGATAGGCGTCGGCGCTGGCGTTGGGATCGCGTTCGGTTGCCGGCGCGCGTTTCGACCAGTCCTCGAAAAGCTCGGGCAGGATGTCGCGGACCCGCTCTTCGTAACCGCAGCTGGCGCGGCCGCAGCGGACGATCTTGGGCTGGTCGGTCGCACAAAAGGCCTCGGGCTTTTGACAGTCCGGGCAAATGCCGCCCTGCATCCACTGACCCTTGACCGACTTGAACTTGAAGCGGGTGTTGAGGCCGGAGGTAATTTTGTCGGCAAAGGACATCGGGGACCTGTCGATAGGGTGCAGGAATGGGGCCGGCGAAATGCCGGGGCGCGGGGTTAGAGCGGGGTGGGTGGGCTAAGCGGCTTGGTCGCTGGCCAGATGATCGAAGATCGAGATCTGGTTGGGATCGCCGGGATCGTGGCCACGATCGCGCGCGGCGGGCGGATAGCGGCGGCGCTGATAGTCGTCAGGCGCCGCGGGCAGGTCGAGATCGTGGGGGATCGCGCTGGGCGACAGCGAGTAGACGAAGCCCAGCTGCGCCTTCCAGGTGTGGCCGCAGTCGACGTTCATGCAGATGAAGTAGAGATCGCGGACCAGCGGGGTCACTTCCTCGCTGTCGCGGATGACCGAGCGCCCACGACAGGCGGGGCACTTCATGATGCCGCGCTGGATCTTGACGCTGTCGGGGGCGGTGTCGGCGTTCATCGTCCGCCCTCCCGCTGGATCAAGCGCGCCTCGGCGCGGATCGCCAGTGCGTTGGCGATGACGCGGTCGGCCTCGGCCTCGATCGCCACGGCTTCGTCATAGTCGATGCGTTCGTCGTCATGGGCCTCGATGATGGTTTCGGCCATGTCGCTGGTCTTGCGCGATTGCTTGGCGAAGAGGATCAGCAGATCGCGACCCGTCGCGGTGATCGTCGGGGTCGGCACCAGCTCGAAACCGGCGCGGCGAGCGAGCAGCGCGGTAACGTGGGGGTGACCCTGATGCCCGAGCGTTTCGGATTCCAACGTCGCGACTTCGTCGATCCGCAGCCATTTGCCGCGGCGCTTGTTGCAACAGTCGCTGACATGCTGCTGCGGGCGACCGATGCGCTCGCCGGCGGCTTCCTGCCCGCCATAGGCGCGGACCAGCTTGCCGCATGCCGTTTTGATCTCCTGATCCTCGACCGGGAGCGTGATGTAGCGATCGTCGCTCATGCTTCGCCTCGGGCCGGGGGAGTAAGGTTCTGATATTTACTGCCTGTCGGAAAGGCGCAGAGGCTGGCAGCAAGGGTCAGGCAGCAGCGACGGGCAGGGGTGCCGGCGCAGAGGCCGCAGGGGCGAATGAGTGACGGGGTGGCGGACAAGGGCGAACAGGCCGCGGCAGCGGTTGAAAGGGGCGATGCCGTCGCCGCGACCTGTCCGCAATCCGGCGCGCCCTGGGCAAGAAGCGCGCGCCGGTCGGCGGGGTGGATGCTCCCGCCGATTTCGTGATGATGAAGCCCCCCGGCCATGGTTAGGCCACCCGTCGCTGGGCGTCGGCGTCGAGGCCGGTGCGGCGTTCGCCGACACGCATGTCGATGCCGCAGAAGCGGTCCTCGGTCGGTTGGTCGATCATGATCTCGCGTGGATAGATGTCGGGGCGCAGATCGTGCTTCGACACGCCCGTCGCCGCTTCAGCGCGCAGAACATATTCCGGGGGCATCCGCTTGGCGCTCTGCACCCACTTCCACACGGCTGTTTGCGACACGCCGCAGATTTCGCCGAGGGCAGACTGCGATCCCGCCGCCGCGACGGCAGCTTCGAGGGCTTGGAACGGAGAGAGGTTGTAGCTCATGGCCTCTGACTACAACCAAGGTTTTAGACCTGTCAACAACAAAAGTTTTAGGGCAAGAAATAACCAAGGTTGTAATGTGCGCCCTATGTTCCGGGGTGATCGGCTTGAAGCTCTGATGGAAGAGCAGGGGATTTCGCAGAGCGAACTCGCGCGCCGAATCGGCGTGTCCCAAACAACGATCTGGAAATTGCTGAAGGAACCGGCCCAAGGGTCGAAGTACACGCATCGCATTGCGGCCGAGTTGAAGACTTCGGCCGAATATCTGATGGATGAGGGCGACGATCCAACTGCGCCGCGAGGAAATCTCGGGGACAACCGGCGTTCCTTTGCATCCGCACGCGCCACATCTCCCGAAGATCTAGGGCTGGTCGCGATCAGTGAGGTCGACCTCGCGCTCGGTGCGGGCGGTACCTATCTGGACGATGGCGCGGTCACCGAACTGAAGCGCTATTTTCCTGTGCAGTGGCTGCGCGAGTTCACCGATGCACCGCCTGAAATGCTGGCCTTCGCGCGGGTACGCGGCACCTCTATGAAGCCGACGATCGACCATGGCGCGATCGTCATCATGGACTTGCGGCGAAAGCGGATCGATGAGCAGGACGAGATCTGGGCGATCGCGGTTTCGGAAATCGGAATGGTGAAGCGGATCTGGGCGAATCCGGACGGCAGCTACAAGATCAAGAGCGACAATCCGGCGGTGAGTCCGGAATCGGCCGTCGATGGCGAAATGTTCGTCATTGGGCGCGTCGTTGGGGGCTTTAGTAAATATTGAGGGGAGAGACGGGGGAATGCCGAAGAAGGCGAAATCGGGCGAGCAGCCATGCCCGGCGTGCCGTGAACCATGCTCGGTAGAGGCAATCATCTGCCCGCACTGTCGCACCACCTTTACCCAAGCCCAGATCGACGAACGAAAAAAAGCCGAGAGCGACAAGAACAAGGCGGGGCTTTGGGGCTGCGGCGGGCTGATCGCCATTGTTCTGGTAATCGGGATGTGTAGCAGCCCAGCGAAAAAGGACGGCGATGACAAGGCCATAGGTCAGGTCGCTGGCACCGCGACCCCCGCGAGCAAAGCACCCGCGGGGAATGCGAAGGATGATGCCATCGCCTTGTTCCGCGCGATGATCTCCGCCACCTCGGCGTGCGACGCGGCCAGCAAATCCATACCTGCCGCAATGCAGAACGGCGACATGGTAGCCGCCTATCGCGCGGCGGATCGAGCGGAGCGGGCGTGCCTTTCGGTAGCGAATGATATCCGTGCGATTGATGTTCCGGCCAGCCTTGGGAGCGCGCATGTGGCGACAGCCAAAAAGGCGCTCGAAGCATGCGACACCGCCTATGTCAGCAAGTGGGCGGGTGCCGACAAACTGAAAGATATCATCGACGGGGAATCGAAGCCGTCCGATCTTGCCGAGCTGCAAGATACGGCGTCGTTGGTGCAGGCTGGGCAAATGCTTTGCGCCGGCGGGCTGATGAATATTGCCAACGAGCTAGGGGCGACCAACGCCGATCTTGGTATCGAAGACACCAAGTAATTTGCTCGAAGCTCTCTGCCTCGCCCTCGACAAGCCGATGGACGGCGACACATTTTGGACCTGTAGCGGAACGAAGGTGCGGCTGGTCGCAGCGAGCGGGCCGCTCGACGCGCCGGAAATGCCGGGATCGCCACGCTGCAATGGCTGTGACCCTGAACTTGGGCGCGCAGCGCGCGATCGGATGAAGACGCTGATCGTGAAGGCGCGGGCGCCCATTGTGAAATGTGACGGTGTCGACCGATACAAGCGCGCCTTGTGCACGGTGTCGATCGACGGGGTTGATCTGGGCGATCAGTTGGTCGCCGAGGGGCATGGGATCATCGAAGAAAAATGGCGCCGCCGGTGAGATATGCTCGACCGCGCCGAAAGCCGGGGCCGACGCCGAGCAAGCATCGCTGGGCGATCGAATCGTTCGGCAAGCGGGTGACGCCTTGGCGCGCGTTGCGCGCGACGGCGATGAAGGATGCGGTGGCCAGCGGGTATGCGAGCGAGGATGGTTTTTTCTGGGTCGGCAACGACTTGGTGATGGAGGCGCGGTGATGTCAGGACTGTCGTTCGGATCGCCGGGAACGTGCATTTTTTGCGGCGTTGCAGACACCCCTCGCACGCGGGAGCACATCATTCCGAAGGCAATCGCGGGAGGGCCAGACGGGCTCGTTTTCACCGATGCGACATGCGGCGATTGCCAGGTGAAGATCAAACGGTTCGAGGATCACTCTCATCTGGTGCATTTGATCGGTGCGCGACGCTTTCTAGATTTGCGTGGATACACGAAGGTCAAAAATCAAAAGACCCATTTGCCGATGCGGGCCACGACGGGCACCTATGAAGGAACGGTGATGGTGGCGGTCGAAGACTATCCGGCGCTCTTAGGATTTCCGGTATATGGGCCTGCTAGTTGGCAAACGGATCCCGAGGCGGCGCTTGTGGAGCCGCCAGTTACAGCGATGACAACTAGGCTACTGCGCGGCGACGATGGTCGATTGAACCGGAAATACGGGATCAAAACCTTCACCGGCATGATGTTTGATGCCGGTTTGCTCGGTCGCTACATTGCGAAGGTCGCTCACTGCTACACCATCGGACGCTTTGGCCTCGAGAATGTGGTGCCATTTCTTGGGCCGCACCTTCTCCATGAAGACCTTGCCCATCGAGGCATTCTGCCATTCATCGGGAACAGTGATCGGAAGATTGATGTGCCCGGACTGCACCGTCTCGAGACTTTCGAAAAAAAGGGCCTCGGCTATCATCTGGTCGGCGGCGTCGTGCAGCTTTTCGGGCAAGCCGATATGCCAACATATGAGGTTCTGGTCGGGGCAATGAAGGGATCGAAGCTGCCGCCTTGGGCCCAAGTGCCACCCGGCATCGCGGAAGGATGAGCGATGGCGTCTGACATCCTATCGTTCGCGCTCGAGCGCCTGGACGTCGCGGAGAAACTGCTCGCCGAAATGTCGACGGCAGATACCCTTAGGTTGCAACGGGAATGTTGGTGGCAATTCCTGCAGGCACTCGACTCCAGCATCGGCAAATTTCACGCTGCGGCGGAGCACGCCAAGGGGCCGCTTCTCGGATGGTTTGGGAAGGTGCGCGCCGAGCGAAAGGCCGATCCGCTGCTCTCCTATTTGCAACATGCTCGCAACGCAGATCTGCATGGCCTTCAAATTGTCATATCTTCTTCGGGGGCCGGCTGGGTCGCAGGCCCTCTTTTGATCGGATATCCTCCTCCTGGCGAGGATGACAGCCTGTCTCAGTGGGTAGGGTGGGTGGAAAGTTCTCTGGGCGAACAATTTGTGTATACCGTCGACCCAGAAACCGGCGAGGGTCGCGAACTGACGCGGGAAGAAATGGTGTCTATGGGGATGGCCGCTCGGGTCTTTCCGCCACACTTTGCATTAGCGCCGGTGACGGACCGCACCGTGACATACGAACCGCCAATATATCATCTTCAAAACCCGCTGATCGATAATTCGCCGGTATCCGTTGGTCGGCTCGCGTGCCTCTGGGTGAGAAGCAAACTTACTGAGGCGGAAAAATATCTCGCCTGATCAGGCGCTTTCCATCTTTATTGAGGTCAGCAGCCCGCCGGCGCTGAGCTTGTGCGTCGCCTCGCTGATCAGCCATTTGATGCCGTCGATCTCGCTGTCCCATCCGACCAGGAAGACGCGCGTGCCCGGTCCCAGCTCGGGATCGCCGAGGGCGAGGTCGTAGCTGAATTCGAAGGTGCCGCGCTTGCGCTTGGTGACCTCGCCCTGGGCGGCCGCCTTGGCATCCGCCTCGCTGGCGTAGACCTTTTTCAATCGTTTCTTCTTGGCGCCGCCAACCTTTACCGTGCGATTGCGGCCGCCATCGAGGTCGCGATAGCTGGCCTCGGCGCCGTCATAATCGTCGCGCGCCGCGGCGGTGAACTCCCATGTCCAGCCTTCTTCGCGCGTGATCGCGACCTCGGGCAGGGCGCCGCCGACGGCGGTGGTCGTGGCGCCGCGCGGCAGGAAGACCAGTGCGCCGCCCTTTGGCGCTGCGAGGGCGTCGAAGCGGCGGCCAAGGTCGCGGACCGACATCATGTCGCTCTTTGCCTTTTGCTCGAACATGGCGATGGGCTTGCCGGCGAGGTCGGGGTGGATGCGCGGGGTCAGGCCGTTGCGGCCCGCGATCTCGGTCAGGATCGCCCCGAGGGTGGTGTCTTTCCAGATCCCGTCGCGACGCAGCTTGTAATCGCTGGCGAAGTCGGCGGCGCGGGCGCGCAGCGTGATCTTGTCGGGCGGGCCGCCGCGGCGCGATTCATCGACGGTGAAGCGGCCCTTGCCTACCAGGCGCGCGCCGACGTCGTCGCCCTGTTTCCAGCCCAGCGACAGGTTGAGCACGGCGCCCTTTTTCGGCGGGGCGATCGCACGGTCATGATTGTGGATCGTCACCTCGAGCGTGTCGGCTTCCTCGCCGCTCTTTTCGGTCAGGGTCAGGTCGATCAGGCGCGGGTTGACCTTGTCGGTCAGGTCGGTGCCGTCCGCGAGGGTAAGGCGCACATCGGCGATATTGGCGGGCATGGCTGCTCGATCAGCTGACGCGGCGCAAGTCGATCGCGAAGTCGATGCGTCGCGCGATGCCGCCGGCGATGATGTTCTTGCCCGACTGGTCGAGCGCCACCAGCTTGTAGATGCCCCATAGCTTGCCGTGGCCGTCGACCAAGGGCTGCGGATCGCCGGTGTCGGCCATCTCCGCCAGTGTGTCGAGCGACCCGAAGCTGCCCGCGACCTCGGGGATCACGCTGCCGAGCAGGGTGACGTCGTCGTCGCCGGGGCCGACATATTGGCTGGCGGGACGGGCGAGGAAGCGCGGGCTTTCCTCGTGCCGCCAGCTGCGCCGGCGCTGATATTCGTCATAGGCGAGGGTGTCGATGCCGAAGACGAACAGGCCCCAGGACATCAGGGTGCGCGGGCCGGCGACGCTGGGAAAGTCCAGTCCGGGCGCAGGCGGCGGGTCGGGGAACAGGCCCTTGACCAGGCGCACCAGCCGGTTCGCCTGGTATTTGGTCGCATCGACCTTGGAACGCCAGCCGTCGAAGGGGAGGCCAAGGCCGCGGATCGGGTCGGGTAGCTTTTCGATCATGCCGGATCCTATTCGTCGTCGTCGAAGGTGGAGCGCGCGGCCGAAGCCTTCGCGGCCTCGAGCCGGCGCATGACTTCGTCGGCGAGCGCCTTCACGTCCTGTCCCGCCGCGCCATAGACGTTGAGGGTGATCGACATGCCGGCGGCCTGCAGGCTGGCGCTCTGGCCGGCGCCGGGGCCGCTGCGCGGGGATGTGGCATAGGCCGGTGACAGCGACATGGCGCCCGCAGCGGCGACGCCGGCGGCGAGGCGCTTCATCGATCCGACCGGTCGCTTGCCGCCGCGATCGATGCCGAGTGCCAGACCCTCGCTCATGAAGCCGCCCAGGGACATGAAGAGGCGGGAGGGGGAGGCAATGCCGAGGAAGGACTTGATGCCAGCGATGCCCCTGAAAACAACATATTTCAGGGCTTCCCAGACTTTTCCGGGCGCCGCCTTTATCCCCGCGACCAAGCCGTTGATGATCTGGCCACCGATCGTCACGAAGCTGGACACCAGCCCGCCGATAAAGGCGAGGGCGCCCGAAAAGGCGGCCTTGATCGTCGCCCAATTGTCCCAGATGAACAGCGCCGCCTGACCGATCGGGCCGCTGAATTCGAGGATGTTGCGGGCGTTGCCCTTCAGCCAGGCCCACGCCTGGCCAAGGTAACCGATGCCGGCGCTGAAGGCGCCCTTGATCTTGTCCCAGTGGGTGTAGATCAGATAGGCGGCGACGCCGATCGCGGTGACCAGCAGGCCGATCGGGTTCATCAGCAGCGCGCGGCCGACGAACAGCATGGCGCGCCCGAAGCCGAGGGCGCCTTTGACCAGCATGCCCATGGCCGGCGAGGCCAGCAGGGCGCCGGTGCGCAGCTTGGCGAAGAACCCCCAGACGCTGGCGATCGGTCCGATGATCGCGCCGAGACCGAACTGCAGCGCACCGAGACCGATCTTGAACAGTGCCAGCCCCGCGACGATCTTCATCACCGTGGCGGCAGCTTGGGGATTTTCCCTGGCCCATGACGATACCGACGCCGCCAGGCCGGTGACCCATTGCACAGCCGACGTCACGGCAGGCAGCAACCCCGCGCCCAGCGTGATGGCGAGTTCGGAAACCGAGGACTTCAATCCCGCCCACCCGACATTGGCATCGCGAAGCAGGCGCTGATTGAAGGCGGCATCGATCGTGCCGCCCGATTTCATCGAATCGTCGCGGACCTTGCGATATTCCTCGAGGTTCTGGATCAGGCTGCGGATCGCGCCCTGCGCCTGCATGTCCTCGAAGGCGAAACCGAGCTTCGACATATCGCCCTTGGTCGCTTTTTTGGTGATCGTCGCGATGGCTTCGAAGGTGTCGAGCCCCTGATCCTTCGCTTTTTTCATTGCCGCCGGAAGGTTGACGCCGAAGTTCTTTTCGAACGCGCGAATCGTCGCCGGCGAATTGATCTTGGCGAGCAGGTTGACGATGTTGTTCGCCGCTTCGTCGGCGGTCCCGGTGCCGGTGCGCGCGATCTGGAGCGCGGCCGACAGGTTGCCGACCGCCGTCAGGCCGCTTTCCCCCAGAGCCTGCATTTGCGCGGTGAGGCCAGGGAAGTGGCGCGCCATGTCGCGGATCTCGAAGGCCCCGGCATTGCCAGACGCGGCCATGATATCGAGCGCCGCGCTGGTCTGGTTGATCGGAACCTTGAGGTTGTTGAGGTTCGCGAAGGCGGCGTTCGCGCCGTCGGCGAGATCGACCTTGAAGGCCGTGCCCAGCCGCCCGATGGCAGGGACCATCAACGCCGCCTGTCGTGGATCGAGGCCGAAGCCTGACAGCACGTCGACGGCGCTGCGCATATCCTCGGGCATCAGGCGGGCGGCCTTGGCGGCAAGGATGATGTTGTTGGCGAGGCGGTCGGTTTCCCGATTGGTCAGGTTCGCCTTTTGCTGGATATCGACCATGCCGCTGCTGAAGTCGCCGGCGGCCTTGGTGGCGAGGATCAGCGGCGCGGCGAGGCCCACGCCCTGGACGATGTTCTCCTGTCCGCGCTGGCGAAGATCAGCGCCCTTTTCCTTGACCCTTGCGACCGTGTCGTCGATCGCGAGCAGACCCTTTCGCCTGGACAGTTCGCTGTTCGTCTTTTGCAGCTGGTTCGCGAGTTCGGCCTCGCGCTTCCAAAGCGCGGTGACATTGCCGCTGGCGCCGTCCATCTCGCGCCGCACCTTGGCGAGTTCGCGCTCGAGCCCGGCGGCTTCCTTGGCCATGCCCTTCAGCACCTGGCTCCCGGTCTTGCCGGTGCCGATGATGTTGCGAAGCGACCCCGACAGCTTGTCGCTGCCGAGGAAGTTCACAACGATGGCCAGCTTGTTCGTCATGGATTGCTCTTCACTCTATTCATCGACTTCCACCGATCGACGGCGCGGCGGCGCCATTGCAGCAGGTCGAGCAGGTCCATCGCGAGCATTTCCGACAGGGGCCAGTGAAAGACGGCGGCAATATCCGCCATGATTTCCTCGACCGTCAGCCCTCCATCATCTTCTTGATCGCCGCCTGCTCGGCCTTCGTCAGAAAAAAACCGCGGAGCACTCCGCCGATGACCGCCAAGTTGCCTGGCTCAAGCGTGTTGGCTTCGTGGTCGGTCAGAATGGGATCGCTGATGCGCGGCACAATCTCGATGATCGTGGCGATGTCGCTCATCAGCACGTCCTTGAGCGAAAGGCCGCGGAGTTCGCCGGCCCCCGGCTTCCGCAGAGTCAGCCGCGTGATCTGCGTCTCGCCGCGGACGATCGGCTCTTCGAGATCGAAGCTTTCGAACTTCTTGCTACCCGAGGCGGGCTGCGGAGCGGCATCTACCGCGGCGGCGATATCGATGGCGGCGGGCGGAGCTTGTTCGGTCATGAGCGGGGTCCTCAAATCTGGCGGGGATGGGACGGGGGCGGCGGCGCTTGTGCGGAATTACCCGCTGCCTCCGCCGCCCCCTACCAATGCCGGCCCTCCCCGCTCTGTCGGGCCGGAATCGGATTCGGGATTTTAGTCGCCCAGGGCCTGGCGGATCTTGGCGTAGACGTCGGTGCCATCGACGACGAAGACGGCGTTGAGCATGTCGACCTCGATCTCGGTGCGGCCGTTGATCGACACCTTGTAGTAAGCGAGCGGCCATTTCACCTTGTGCTCGGTGTCCTCGCCCGCCTTGGCATTGCCCATGTCGAGTTCTTCGGGACGGCCGCGCATGACGATTTCGACCTGGTCGACATTGCCGGTGTCGTCGGACTGATAGGCGCCGACCAGGCGGAGCATGCAGCCGTCGACTGTGGTGCTCGCGAACTGGCGGAAGCATTGCTTGACCAGGCCGCCGTTGGTGAATTCGGCCTCCATCAGCTGCAGCCCCATGTCGATCTTGACCGGGCCGAGCATGCCGCCGCCGCGCCATTCCTCCATCTGCCGCGCGATCTTTGGCTGGGTGAATTCGCCGATAACGCCCTGGTAGTTGTTGCCGTCGTTGTAGAGGCGGTAGTTCTTGAGTTTGCTGGCGAGGCCCATGGCCGGTTCCTTTCGCTGCTGGAGGTCGGGCGGGGCCGGTCAGCCGTTCACCTGGTCGGCGAAGCCCGCGTAATATTTGTCGGTGATGATCTGATTCAGGGTGATCTGCTCGGCGGGCGCGCAGGGCGTGAATTCATAGCTGATCACCAGCTGGCCGGCGGCGAGGTTGAAGGCCTCGTTGGCGGCGTCGTCGAACCATGCACGGCCGCCGATCATGCGGCCCTGGGCGACCAGCCCTCGGATCTCGGCATTGATGGTTTCAAGGATGTCGCGGATCAGGCCCTTGGTCATCGGCTTGTCGACCGCCCAGGCGAGGCCGCGCGCGATCGTGTCCTGCAGGATCTGGCTGGTGCGGACCGCGCTTTCGAAGGCGTATTCGGGCACGTCGCTGCAGGTGCGGTTGCCCCAGAAGCGGAAGCCGGTCATCCGGATGATCGTGGTGACATGGCCCGCGTTGAGCAGTCCCGCCGGCGTCGACGGATCCTGCAAGTCGAAATGCACCGACTTGCTGATCCCGGTGACGCCATCGACCGCGACGTTCGACAGGGTCTTGTGCCAGCCCTGCTCCTCATCGGTGCGGGCGCGCAGGCCCAAGGCGCGAGCGACGGCGTCGCCTTCGAAATCGCCGCTGAAATTCGGCCAGATCAGCATCAGCTCGCGTTGCGAGAATTCCTCGCGATAGGTCAGGGCCTCGGCAATCGTGTCGCCCACGGCGGCGGCATAGACGAAGCCGCGCAGCTTCCTGGCCACGATGGCGAGGGCGACGGTCACTTCTTGCGCATCGAGGCCGGGAGCGCCGAGGATGCGGGGGCGGACGCCAAGCTGCACCTCGGCATCGAGGAAGGCCTGCATGCCGGATGCGACGCCTTCGGTGATCGTGCCGATGACGTTTTCGACCGTCTCTTCGTCGGCATCTTCGCCGACACCTTCGGCGACGCGGACGATGACCAGGATCGGGGTGGTCTGGTCGGCGATCGCCTCGAGCGCCGGCTTGAGGGTGCCGCCGGTGCCGGCAACGCCGATCGCGTCGCGGATGCTGGTGACCAGGACGGGGGTGTCGAGCGGGAAGGCGGCGTCGAGCGCATCGGCCGCCGCGCCGACCGGCGCGGTGGCGGTGGCGATCAAGCCGATGATGGCGCTGGCGACGGGCGCGATCGCGCGGGCGCCGGTGGTCAGTTCGTTGACGGTGATGCCGTGGTGGAAGGGCATGACAGGCTCCTTTTGCGAAAGATCAGGGGGCAGGTACGGCGACGCCGCCCTTGCGGATGGGGATGGACAGTTGGACGCGGCTGTTGGCGGCGGGCAGGTCGATGCGCTCGGCGAGAAGATCCACGACGATCTGGCCGTCGCGATTGTCGGTCGAGACGCCGACGTGGCGGATGGCGATGCGCGGTTCCCACCGGCCCAAGGCCACGGCCGTCGCGGCGAAGATCAGCTGGCGGGTCAGGGGATTGGCGGGCTGGTCGATCAGGTCGGGCAGCATCGAGCCATAGTCGCGGCGCATCACCCGCGTGCCGAGCGGCGTGCC